CAGTTTTTGTTCTGCTTCTGTAATGTTTTCAAACTCATCCCATGTGCTATGATCAGGAACATCACCGTTTGCTATGTCATCAAGAAGTTGGTCCATTGCTGAACTTCCAGAACTACCTTCTTGATCTTTTTTGTCCTGAAGTTGCTTTAGTTTATCATAGTAGTATCTAGAGCCAGCTTTTAAGTCAAGATTTAATTCCTCATAATCTTCAATCATAATACCTCTAGGAGGAAGTTTACTTGCAATAATTTGTAACTCTTCCTCAGTAGCATTATTTTGCTTAGCATTCTCTAATTCAGACATTATACTTGCTTTAAGAGTATCAAACTCTTCTTTAGTATAATTTCCGCCCGGAAGCCAAGATTTATCAATATACTGATTGATTTCCATATCCATTGCAACATTTGCAAGTTTCTTATCAGTAAACTTAAAGAATGTTGTAAGATGTCCAAATGCAATATGAAGCAATTCATGCTTCAATAATCCAAGTCTATGATTATCATTCAGACTTTCCCAAAAGCTAGGATTAATAGCAAGTTGATAATTAATACCATTCTTACTTACACCTGCTGTAGGAACTCTTTTACTGTCCCATATTTTATTAAGCATAATGAGAAAGAACCCATAATAGGGCTCTTTCAACATTAGCTCTTTACTCGTTTTACTAAGACTTTGTTGTTTATCCATTGTCTTTTAGTTTAATGGTTATTTCAAATTTATCAATAGGATAACCTATACCTTCAAGAACATTCGTCATATTTTTTACAAAATACTCCATAAACAGTTCAATTGAGTTAGAAGATCCTACTACTTTTGTAAGTACTGCTAATGTTTGCGGGCTTGTCAGGCTTTCTAATACACCTCCTTTACTAACTATAACTTCTTCAAGTTTCTTAAAAACATTAGGACACTGTTCAGACCAAGTATTTTTAGAATGACCGCTAAACTTATACATTACAATTAATTCTCCTATGTATTTTTGTATATTTACATTTTTTAATGCTTCAAATGCTATAGTATGATTATCAGCATCTGAAGATCTAAGCATATTAATCAGATTCTTTGTTTCTTCTTTGTCAAAAATTATTTTACTCATTGGTATATAATTTAAAATTTTAAAATCATTTTGTAGTGTTCTAAAGCTTCTTCATATGAAGTTGCCCATATTTTGTAACCATCAATTACAAACAGTTGTTTTTCCATTAGTCTTCAATTTTATAACCTAATACTTTTGTTACATATTCTTTATACTCTGCTCTAGTAAGTATGTGAAGACCTTCATAAGATTCTTTATTATCAAGTAACTTTTTTATAGTCATTAACACATTAAGAGTATCCATATACATATTACCCATAAATGAAGCTTCTGTATTAAATACAAGTGGATCTAAACCAACATTAGTAGCTTTTGTATCCCCATCTTTTTTACATTCAAATTCTATAAATAATTCTTTTTCATCAGAATTTGTTTCATTTCTAAAAACTATTTTAATCTTTACATCTTCCATCAGTCTTCTATTTTTAAAGTTTTAATTGCCCATTTTTCTGTTTTACCAGAAGTTATCATATTAACCCATTCTTTTGCACTTGGTACATATCCATTGCAATCCTCTTTAACATGTTGTTCTGCAACATATCTAGTGTATACTGTTTTACCGTCAGAATTAATAAAGCTTTTACCAAATACTCTTTCACATTCAAATATTCCTTCACTATGGTGCCGGAACATTCTATGTAAAGAATGGCCTAACCATCCTTTTGTTTCATCTAACCACTCGTGAATAGCTTGATAATCAGATAGTTGACCTTTCCATCTTCTAACAGATGATTTAGAATGTTCTAGAGGATGTGCCATTACTCTTTTACTTTATTTAATAAACTACCTTCATGAGTATAGTCTTCAGTTTCAGTAATTCTTACGTGATTATTTACAATATATTTTCCTGAAGGAACACATATACATAAATCTCCAAAACCACCTTCATTATTCCACCAGTCTTCTATATCATCAAGAATAGTTTCATGTGCAAACTCTGCAATTTTAGAATAAGCACTTGAATCTAACTCTGCTAAATTTGCATCATACTCCCAAACATCTACGTTATCATCTACATCTTCTGGAGTATCACACTTTATTTTAGTATAAGCAATTTGTTCTATGGAACCGGAATCTCCTCCACCATCATAATGTACTTTAATACCAGTAATGCCAAGGTCAGCCAACTTAAATAGAAGGCCTGTCATTTCATTTTCTGTCATACTTTTGCTTTTTGAATAAAATATTTTGCTACTTCAGGAATGTGTTTCTTGTAGTAAGGCTGTTCAGACTTACACCAAGCTTTCACTTCCTCTTTACTCTTAAATGGCTTTTGCCAAGAGTTATTATCCATAATCATGTTAAACGTTGGTTCTAAGTCATCAATAAATGCCTGAACTGTCCAACCTTCCCAGATATGTCTGTCTTTATTCATATTATTTTGTTTTGTAGAAGCGGCCAAGAATGTTACCGTTAAGATATTCCTCTTTTTCAAGCACCTCATATTGAAACTGGTGCTTTACTTCTTGATAAGTTAATTCCATTGCTGAGTAGCAAATCATTAGAATTTCCCTTTTAATCATAACACCTCCTTTATGAGCATCTTTCAAGATTTTATTACTGCTGTAGTAGTTTCTAAAATCCGGTTTTATTTCTCTTTTGTACTTCTTTAGTCTTTTGTCCGTAGACATTGCTAGAGCTTTTTTACCCAGAGGTCTTTTAATATTGGCAAAGAAGTTCTTTTTACCTATATAAGAAACAGATTTATTGTTAATGATCGCAGACATATTATAAATAAATCCAATTGCTCCTGCAGGTATATCACCATCCTCAAATTCTTTACCTTGATGAATCCAACTCATAATGCTTCTTTTAATAAAGGTAATAATAAATTTCTCACAGCTTCAATACCATGTACTTTTACTGAATCAGATAAATCTTTCTCCATAGGAAGATTTATAATTTCTATTCCAAACATACTTTTGTATTTTTGAGCTGCTTTTTGACCAGGCTCGTCATTATCAAATAGTAAAAACACTTTTTTATAATGTTTTATAGCATTTACCATAATGTTTACAGGAATCATTGAATTTTCACTATCCGGAGCTATAGATTCAACATCTTTTATATTTAATCTATTAAAAGCCATCAAATCTTTTAGTGAAGATGTAATTACTAAAAATTGCTTATCACCTCTTAGTTGTTCTGTACCTTGTACATAATCCCGTACTTTAATAAATTTACTATCCTTTACTTTAGGTTGATAAATTTTATATAAAGTACCATCCTTTTTAAAATAGCCGTAAGTATAATTAGTAGATATTGTCATTTTAGACTGTATACCTAAATTATCTTCTTTAACCATTATATAGAATTTAAGAGGAGCCACATTATAGTGTTCTAAAAGTTTAGATCCTATTTCGAAAGCAGACCAATAGTTTTGATCTAAGTTGTTCCAATGTCTTATTTCATAATCATCTACTCTAAACTTACTGTGAGACTTGAGTTCTTGTATTACAGGTTTTTCATTAGTTTTTAAATACTCGCAATAATCATCAAGTATTCTAAATGATGCATTAGCTCTAGTAGGTAGATTAAATAAAAGTTGTACTAGATTTAAAGCATCTCCACCGTTACCAGATGAAAAGTCTTTAAATTTATAAGTATTCTTATCATCTAAATAAATATACATTGAAGGTGTTTTTTCTTTACTATTAAAAATAGATTTAATTTTTACACTTTGACCAGTAAGTTTTTCAGATAAATTTAGATAAAATTCAAAAACCCATTCTTTAGGTATGTCTTCTAATTGAGAAACTATATTTTTAGTAGATATCATATCTTTAAAATAAAATAGGGGGAAGCTTTTGACTCCCCCCTAAGATTAATTAATCTAGGCTGAAATCAGAAGATATATCAGGACTCGTAAAATCATCATTTCCAAAATTATTTACGTCTTTAACTTCCAACTTTTTCAAATGCTTAGTTTCATCAAAAGTGATTACTTTATCTGAATTTAACTCAGTAAGTGCATACTTTTTATTATCTGCTTTAGGTAACCACATATCATAAGTAGTATAACCAGCTTTGTTCAAGTATTCTTTACCTGCTACACACATCCTAAGATATTTATCTTTAATTGGAGCTTGAATATTAAAAGCATCAACAAAGTCTTCAAGTGTTTCATGTTTACCGTCTTGTTCAGCAAACCAATCATTTACTCCTAATGCTTTAGATAAAGTCTGTAAAAATATTAAAACAGATCTATCTCTTTGAATTTTAATACCAGATTTTGTTTCACCATCAGCAAAAGCATATTGACTTGCTTTCACTCTACCAATTTGACCGGTATATCTGCCTTTACTTTCATCATCTTTATCAAGCAAAAAACCTTCAAAGCCCTCAATTGGCTCTGTTTCTACATGTAATATCAAGTGCTTTGCACCATCAATGAATCGAAAATCTTCTAATTCAATGTTATTTACTTTTAAAACATGATTGCCTGGAGCAATTGTTTTTGCTAAAGAGGAACCACCTCCTAAATCAGTTGTACTTAATCCCATTTGTTTTTATTTTATTTGTTAATGAATACTTTTTCCCATGAAGTTTTTAACTCTCCATCAATTATTTCAGTAATTACTATTTCTTGATTACGTAAATGTTCTGGTCTTGCACCACATGTAACCTCTTCATTAGTCTTAAATGACAAAATAGTTTTATTACCTTTTCTATACATGTAACCAATAGCATCAGCATTTGCACAAATCAATGATTTTATTTTACCTGTCAAATCTATATTTGCAGACATGACCATTTCACCTTTATCATCTACCACTTTGTCTTTTATGTGACCTGATAGAATAATTGTGGGCGCTAATGTATCAATAAAATCTAAAACTTGGAAGAATGCTTGACGGATATATAAATAACCTGCCCCATTTGGTAGTGTTGTTACATTATCACCATCAAAGTTCTTTCCCATCGGTGTTGCCGGTAAAGTTTGA